TTCAACAGTAGGTAGAGATGCCTTGCTCAATGCTATTATACAATCTGCTGTACCTTTAGCACAAGCTAATGCACAAGCAATTCAGCAAAGTGTAGGACAACAGAAAGCTATTGAAGCTCAAGCTGAAATACAAGATGCTCAGTTTAGACAACAGACAGCACTTGATAACGCTGGTAAAGTTTTTCAATTAGACATAGCTCAGTTTAGTTCTGACCAACAGATAGCTCTTTCTAATAGTAAGTTCTTACAAACTGTAGGTTTAACTGAAGCAAGTAATAGACAACAAGCTACAATTCAAAATGCTGTACTAATGTCTCAAGCTAACTTAGCTGAAGCAGACTTTAATCAACAAAGTCAAATACAAAATGCTCAAGCGTTTTTAACGACTGACATGTCTAATTTAAATAACGAGCAACAAGCAAATATTTTAAAAGGACAACAAGCTCAACAAACGTTATTAAGTAATCAAGCAGCTCAAAATGCTGCAAATCAGTTTAATGCTGCTAGTGAAAATCAAACACAACAGTTTATGACAAGTTTATCTACTCAAGTAGACCAGTTTAATACACAACAAGCTAATACAATGGAACAATTTAATGCACAGCAGATTAATGCTAGACAAGCTTTAGAGTTTCAAGTAGAAGCAGATTTAGAAAAAGCTAATGCTGCTATGGTAAATAACATTAATCAATTCAATGCTCAAGTAGAATTTGATAGAAGTAAGTTTAATGTTGCTAATGCACAGGCAATTGAGCAATCTAATCTAGCATGGAGAAGACAAGCTAACACAATTAACACTGCTGCTGCTAATCAAGTAGCAATGCAAAATGCACAAAATGCATTTAACATGTCTTCACAAGCTCAGTCATTTTTATGGCAAGAGCTTAGAGATCAAGCTAACTACACTTGGCAATCTGCTGAGAATGAAGAAAACAGAAAGGCACAGCTATATGCCCAAGCACTTGCAAACGAAGGTGCTTCTGCAAAAGACTGGTCTTCTAATGTTAGTAGTGTAAGTCATTTAATTAATAGTTTATTTGGTAATAAAGGTTAACGGAGAATATTATGGGTTTTAATCCTTTTAAAAGTATAAAGAAAATTGTAAAAAGTGTTGGTAAACGTATCAAAAAAATAGGTCGAGGTCTTAAAAAGATTATGGCTAAGATAGCTAAACCTTTTGCTAAACTTGGACCCTTAGGCTCTATTGCTTTAGGTATGTTAATGCCTTGGGCTGCAGGTGCAATATGGACAGGGATGACGGGCACGACACTTACTCTTGCTAACTTTGGTGCACAAGCTACTCTTAATGTAGCAAGTAAAAACTTATTTACTAAAGCCGTTGGGTATGTAATGAAAGGTGTTCACTGGGCAGCTTCTGGAGTTAAAACTGCTTACACAAATATATCAACAAAGATTAGCGAAGGTTTTACAGGATTAAAAAACAAAGCTCAAGAAGTGTTTGGTGTTAATGCTGATGCGGGTGACTTAGTTGCAGATGCTGTTAAGAATGGTCCAGAAATAGATACAACTATATTAGATAAAAATTTAGCAGAACAAGCTAAAGAACAGTCGTTAGGTGTCAAACTTGATACTGAAAAAATTCTTAATGAAAGTGCTAAATCTGAAGTAAGTGGTAAAGTTGCTGAAGAAGCAGTTAAGAAAAGTTTCTTTGAACAAGCTAAAGACAAAGCTAAAGAAAGTGCATTAGGTGCTATAGGAACAAGTATTGAAGACTTTGTAAATCCTCAAACACAAACATCAGAAGGTGGTATGCCTTATATAGAACCTTATAATTTTTTAGGAGATAACCAATCTTACACTAAATATAATGAGCAGCAAACCATGTTACAAAATCAAGGATTTTCTTTTGGTGGACCTGCTTATAGTGCAAACATAGGAGCTTCTAATTTTGGAGAAACTACTTATTTTAATTGGTTTAATCAGTATGGACCAACTGGAGGCAAGGATTGAGATGGAAGAAAATTATAAAGATTACGACCAAGAAGGATTGAAGTTTTTATCTACTAATGGTAGACCTATACCCGGAGAATCTTTAACTAATTCTCCTGATACACCTTATCCTTGGGAACAACCAACTCAGTTTACAGAATTAGAACCTGCTATTGATGCTTTGTTTATAGAGCTTACTGAACCAGAAGCATATCATTCTTTACTAAATTTAATTGAGAATGAAGTTCCTATTGGAGATGTAACTCAAATAGTATTAACAGATGGATTTCAAAAAGGAATGTGGAACCCAGATTTGTTAATGCTTCTCATTGAGCCTACGATGTATATGATAATGGCACTAGCTGAAAAAGCTGGTATGATGGACAATGTAATATATCAAGGCGAAGAAGAAGATGTAGAAGACCAAGATGAACAATTAAGCAGTATTGAAAAAGCAATTGATATAGCTCAAGATAAAATTGTACCGAAAGCAAGAGCAGGTGTCCTACCTAAAAATATAGAAGAAAAAATAGAAGAGATGACTCCACCGAGAGAACCAAGTTTATTAGAAAAACCTGAATTACAAGAGGATATATAATGGCAATTGAACAATTAGGCGAATCTTTATTAGCTTCTGCTAGAAAGAAAAGTAAAAAGCAAGAACGTAGAGCTAAAATTTTTACAGGTCTAACTTTAGGTCTACAAGTAGGTAATCATTTTTTAAGAAAGAAAGCTCAAAAACGTGCTAATGAGTTCTGGAAAAGTAATCAAGGACTTATAGATAGACGTGCAGGACAGTTCACACAAGGTATAGATTTTTGGAATAACCATAACACCATGTTAAAAACATATGGTGAATCTAAAGACTCTGTAACCGGTGAAAATTGGGTAGATGCTTTAAAACAACAAAAACTTAAGCAATATCAAGCTGACCCAAGATATAGCAAATTGTATAGTTCAGCTTTAGCAGAAGACCAGCTAGAGTTTAATAGGTCCGTAGATAAATTAATACAAGATGACATAAATGCCTATAGACAAAAGGTAAGTGGCTATTCAGATTTTAGAACAATAGGTAAAGATACTAAAGAAACAAGAACAGCGTACTTAAAACCTTTAAAAGATAAACTACAAAAAGGTGTTGACATTATTAATAAACAAGATAATGTTGGAGGCTGGTTACTTGGAGGCATGGGTTTAAAATCTTCTAACGACCAACTAGGAGATGTTAATGTCACATTACCTGAAGGATATACTGAACAAGATAAAGCAGAACTAAAAGAATTAGTTAATAATACCTTTACTAACATGAACAAAGTTAATAATGCTTATGGAGTTAAAGAGGCTATTCCTGATGTACAGTTAGAATCAATGATTAAGAAAAAAATATTCAAGCCTAAAGTTGACCTTACTGAGGAGTTAAAAGTAGTAGCTAGTTCAGTGTTAGAGGGTACTGAAAACTTTAAAAAATCAGATTTTAAAATTAATATAGGTGGAACAGAAACAAACGTTGCTAATTTTTTAGAGCAGTTTGAAGATGATAATGGTAAGCATTTAACTGATTCACAAAAACAAAACATTATTAATGATGCTCTAATTATAGCTGATTATCAATATAAAATATTTAAAAACAACCAAGAAAAATCAGGAGCTGGTCCTCTAATGATACCTGAAGGAGGTATTAAATCTTTTTTTGATGAGGCTTTAAAGAAAGTTATAGGTGAAGATTTAAAATATAAAGTTGGTTCGGGAGGATTTTTATTAATGAGTAAAGAGCCTAGAGGAACATATACACGTACTGCAAGAGAAAATTTTGTTAACAGTATTTTCAATCCTTCTAAAGATAATATCGAGGTTCCTGCCCCTAATAAAAAAGACGGGACTATCACAGTCGATATAGATGAAGCTCAAGGTTCTATTGATGTACCAGACGATACTTCTAAAAATCCACTAGACACCCCTGAGACTCCTACATTTGATAGGAATAGAGTAGTAGCAGTTTTAAATGCTCCTGAGTGGAACGATGGTTCAAGAACAAACGAAGAAAAGGCTGAGTTTTGGAATGGTCTTATTGCACAGTTTCCTGAATCGGCTGATGAGATTGGACAACTTGCAGAAGAGTCTGCTGGTGGTAAACAAAAAGATATGACACGTATAGACGGAACAACAAAGTCTGCGGTAGGTTATAAAGGTCCTATTAAAAATAATGTTACTGGTCAAACAATGACGGAAGTATCTATTAGTTTTGATGACTTTGAAAATCCTTATTCTGATAAAAACATAATACCTTTAATTGTGCCTACACTTACAGATAAAGAAATATCTATTCTACAAGAAATGGAAATAGAAGGTAACGCTAAAAACATTCCTCAAGAGATTAAAGATAAAGCTATTGCTCATGCTCGACTACGTATAGAAGCAGGTCTTAATCCTTTCTATGAGGACGGAGAAGACAATACTCCTGCTCCAAGCCCTACACCAGCACCTAAAGATTCTTTACTTTCTCCTAGTATACCTACACAGGAAGAACTCGTAAAAGATTTTGAAATCTTAGGAGCTGCGAAAATGTCTTCAGAAGAGATTGACACTCGTTTAAACGAGCTGATAAATCGAAAAGACGATTTTACAACAGACGAATACATTAAGCTTATTACTTATTTAAATTCTAAGAAAGGAATAATGCCACAAGCAACAAGTTTATTAGAGCCTACTCCTGAACTGACAGATTCAGAGATTATTGCAAATTCTTTGAAAGGTTCAGGCACAGGTAGAAATCCTTTAGAAGTTCTTAATGATATGAATATTTCAAACTTTGAAAGAGCATTAGAGAATGTTAAAAACAATAAATCAACTCTTGGAGTAACTGCCACATCTACAAAGTTTAGAGAATATGTAAGTGAAAACTATAATGATAAATCTTTCACATCGCTTTCTAAATCAGATAAAATAAAAGCAATAGAAGAGTATATTAAAACTTTACAATCTTAGGAAACTAAATGTCAACTTTAACATCTTATGATGATAATTATTTTTTGAATCTGTACAACGCAGATATAAAAGATGATGAAAAAAAAGAAGAAGAACCTGAAGAAGTACAAGATACAAACTACTTTTTAAATCTTTATAACTCTCCAGACACATCAGCACAAGATGAGGAAGAAGCTCGACTACAAGAAGAGGAAGAAAAAGAAGAGGAACGTATTGCACTTCAAGAGCAGATACTAGAAGAAGATGCACAGCTAGAAAAGTATGTTGGTGAAAAAGAAACAGTAGAGCAAGAGCCTGTCGTAGAAAAAGGTAATTATTTTTTAAACTTATACAACACCCAACCTTCTGAAGACTTGCCAAGTGCTGAACCTACGTTTACACAGAAAGTAGAATTAGGAGGTAAGTTAGAAAGGCTTACACTCGGAAATCTTTTTAGAACTGTACAAGCAGGAATGGCAACGTTAGGTAATAATAAATCTTTTCAAGATAACATTAAAGAAATAGAAAAAGAAAGAACAGATAAAATTTTCAATACTATGCAAGAAAAGTATGGTATAGATTTTAGAGAAAGTGCTGATGATGCTGCCACAATAACAGGTAGAGTGGGAGTTGCTATTGCAGACCCTGTAACATTCTTTATACCTTGGGCAAAAATTGCAAAGTTAGGTAAGATCGGGGCAACCACTACTGGTGCTGCTATAGGTGCAACTGATATGGCATTATATGAGTATGCTGCTTACGGTGAAGTCAATCCTAATAATGTATTGTTTGGAGCTGGTGTGGGTGGAGCTAGTTCTTTATTAGGTTCTGTTATCTCTAATAGATATAGATCATTATCAGATGAAGAGATTAATTTGGGTAAAATAGATAGTCCTGATGCTGATACAATTGTTAAAAGCTCTGTTAAAGATGAGCCAGTTGTAAAATTAACTGCTAAAGAAACAGAAGACTTAGAAAAAGTTTTACCGGTTGCACTCAAAGAAAACTCAAGTTTTTTAAAAGAGCTAGAAGGCTCATTAGTTTTAAGTAAACTATATATAGCAGCAAACAACACTAGAAAAAAACTAGCAGAAGCAAAATCAGCAAATACTAAGTTTGATAAAAAATCTAGTAAATTAAAAATTGAAGATGTAGGTAAAAAACCTTTTAGTGATAGACAAATTAATAATCTAGAAAAGAAAGCTAAAGAAGCTAAAGATTTTTTAGACAACGAATTTTTTACATTAATGGAAAAGTATGCTAAAGGTCAAGCGTATGTAGCTACTGATGGAACTTTAAAAGTTATGCGTAAAAACAACGTAGAGATTACTGATAGTATTTTACAGTCTGTTTTAAATGAAACTTTTAGACCACTGGTAGGAGCTGGTGTTGGTTTTACTGCTGGAACTTTTATAGGCGATGAAGACGATGCAATTAATTATAGTTTAATTGGTGCAGGTATGACTTTTGGGTTTGTTTATAATCGAGTTAAAGATGCTGATTATCTGTTAGCTGGTCAAAAAGAAAAGGCTTTTGGTATTATTAACAATAATGCTATGAGAGTCTTACATAACTTTTTAAAAGTTAAAGGGTCTGGTACTACAGCTACTCGTGGTGTAAATCATGGTGGCGAAAACGAAATACTATCTCGCTTAATGTTTCACCAAATGGACGGAAGACATAAAAATATTATAGGAGCTGAAGAGGCTTCTGATTTTTTAACAAGTTTGTGGGGTAGAAGAATCTCTGAAGTTGTTCAAGGGGGAACAGAAGTTGAAAGAGTGGCAGCAGCTAAGATTATTAGGCAGTTAGGTACTAGAGCAGAAGTAAAAAACACTTACAAACTAACTCCAGAAAATATGCAAAACGTAGATAACTTAGTTAAAAATGCTAAGATATATGTTAAAGAGATGAATAACTATGTCGGAGAAGTTATTAGTTTTGATAAAATAAAAAACTATGATCTTCCTCAGATATGGAGTGTTAATAAATTATTTTCTGATATGAACGGTGCTAAGTCTATAGTTAAAAAAGCTTTAAAAGTTGAATATCCTAAATGGAAAGCAGAAAAAATATCAAAGGTAGCTGCAGAGATAGTAGATAATGTAACAGGAAACGGAGTTGAAAAGGTTTTTAAAAAATCTAATTTTGGAAATGGTAAGCTAGGTACGTTTACCGGAGTTCCTCAATTAAAAAACTATCAGAAAGAAAGAATGTTTAAGAGCATTGAAGCTAGAAAAATTTTAGAACCTATTTTAGAAGATGATCTGAGTAGAGTCTTGAGTGTCTGGACAACTAACACGGTAAAAGGTGTAGAGTTTGCTAGAAAGTTTGGACAGAACGGAGAAGTTTTACAATCTTTAAAAAGAAGTTTAGGTCAGAAATATGCAGACGGTTTAATAACAAAAAAAGAATATGCTTCTAAAATTAAATTAATGGGTAATAGTGTTAATGCTTACTTTGGTATGCTTCACAAAGCTGCTAATGACCCATTTCAAAGTAACTTAGGTAAGAATGGGTTTGCTTTACTAACATTTTTATCTAACTCTACTATGTTACCACGTTCTATTATACCGCAGTTAGGAGACTTTTTACAACCGTTTCAAAATAGTAGTTCATGGTCAGCGTTTAAAGGATTTAGTCAAGCATGGAAAAAAGATGGAGTTCCTGCCATGTATGGTATAGGAGGAACAAGGGCTACTGATATTGGTTCTACTGTTATAAAAGATTTAGAAGGAGCTTTCTCGGCTGGGATACATCCTACAACTAAGTTTCAAGAAAAGCTAGGAGAGTGGACAAAAACATTTTTTAAATACAACGGTATGGCTCCAGCAACTAACTTTGCAGCGAAGGTTGCTTTTAGTTCTGGGATAGATGAAATATTTACTATATCAACAAAAATTGGTAATCGTAAAAATATAAGTAAGGCTATGAGTACTCGTTTAAAATATTATGGTTTAGATTTAAAAGACATAAAAGGTTTAAACAAGTTTAAAAGTGTTCAAGAAGCTTTAGCTTCTCCAACTGGTGAAAGTATTTTAATTAAAGCAGGTAACAAAGCAATGAAACGAGATGTTGGATTACCGGGAGTTGGTAATAGAATGTTATTTGCTCAATCTAATAATCCTTTAGTGAAATCTGTTGGTTTATTTTTATCTTGGGCACAGTACAAAGTTGCTCAAATGAATGGTTTAATCAAAAGAGTTGAAGACGGTGATTTAAAACTTGCTATAAAAATGTTAGGAACCATTACAGTTTTTGGTGGTCTTAGAGAGTTACAAATGGAATTAAGTCCTGCTCGAGAGTTTTATAAAGAAAATGAACCAGAAAATTTTAGTGCTAAGTGGTGGGGACAGGGTGCTGGATTAGCAGGTCTTATAGATTGGAGAGCAGAAAAAGCAGCTAGAGTAGCAGGAAACTGGTCAGGTAATGGTTGGGGAAACGCTACTTCTAATATATCTCCTTTGTTTAGTCAAGTTGATAGAATCTGGAATGGCTTTGGAAAAACTTATAGAAACTTTGAAGCAGGAGACTATTCAGGAGCTGCTGTAACGACTATTAAAACACTTCCTTTAGGTTCAGAATTTGTAGATTATACAAACAGAGCATCAGAAGTCTTAACTGAAGAGCAATTATTTATTGATAAACCAAATATAAAAAGCACTAAAACTAATAATTTATATGGATTTTCAAAAGGAGGACTCGTAGGTGAAGAAACTATTGAAGGTCCTGAAGTACCTTTTACACAGGATAATGCTGCTGATAGAATCAACCCTCTCACAGGATTACCATACAATCAACCCCTTATTAAGTACCAATAATATGAATATAGAACAATGTAAAGCTGAAATCAAACGACACGAGGGCGAAGTCCTAGAGATTTATATGGATAGTTTAGGCTATAAGACTCTAGGAGTTGGTCATCTATGTCAACCTAATGACCCTGAATATAATTGGGAAGTTGGGACACCAGTGTCACAAGATGTTGTAGATAATTATTATATGATAGACTTTAATAAACATTATGTAGAAGCTATACACGTGTTTGGAAACAAGGATGAGTTTAATAACTTACCTGAACCTATACAACGTGTATTAGTCAACATGTGTTTTAACTTAGGTGGTACAAGACTTTCAAAGTTTCGTAACATGTTACAAGCTTGTAGAGAACATAACTGGTTTGAAATGGCTAGACAAATGCAAGACAGTAGGTGGTATGGGCAAGTAGGTAGACGTAGCTGGGAATTACAACAGGTAGTAATGGGGCAAGTATAGTGCTTTTATACACAGAAAAACAATTAGGCATAGCCTATAATATCTATAGGATGCACCAGATTGGGCAAGGTTTAGGCTTTATGGAACTAGAAAACTTTAGAAAACTTTACGAAGAACTGTTAGAAGAGGTGTATGATGTTCCCATTTGAAATAATAACTATGCTAGGTTCTACTTTGATTAGTAGTATGTTAAGCCTATGGTCTCAGAAGATGAAGGCTAAACAAGATGAGCAGAAAATGTTGATTACTCGTGGTGAGTTTCAACTTAAAGCAGTAGATGCTGCAAGAAATGTAGAGAATGTAGGATTTCAATGGACAAGACGTATCATTGCTCTATCGTCAATCTTTGCAATCGTTATACTGCCTAAACTAGTAGCAGTATATTATCCTGATGTAGATGTAACAGTAGGATACACATTATTTAAACCGGGCTTTTTGTTTTTTACAGACGGTAGAGAAGTTTTTGAATGGATAACTTTTCAAGGCTTGGTAATAACACAACTAGATACAAACCTTGTATCAGCAATTATAGGTATGTACTTCGGTGGCAGCTTAGTTAAAAAATAGGATAAGAAAATGAGTAATGGAGGGTACCCACCTCATGGTGGTTTTAGTGGTGACATGGATAGAAACGAGGTCGAGATTGACCTGCAAAAATTCATGGCTTTGCTTCAAGAGAAGTCAGAACTAAAAGAACGTATAAGAGATATTAAAAATGATAATCCTTATCAAAAACTTATCTTTGTTGCTCAAGCTGTAGATAGCTGGAGAATTATACCCCGTGCTTTTTTAAGTGTGTACATGTATTTATTATACTATACAACATTTTGGTTCATGGAATTAAACGACCCTACCATGCAACAATCAGGGTTAATATCAGTAGTCGTAGGGGCAGGAGCAGCTTGGTTTGGTCTCTATACAAATTCATCAAAGTCTAAAGGAGACTTTTCAAAAGGAGGACAGTAGTGACAAGACGTACATTAAATCAAAATTTTTTTGGACCTTTAATTGTATTGGGAATGTTAGCAGTTTCATTTGGGCTAAGTGCAGACCAAACAGGAGACTGTACTTCGGGTACACAGTATTGTGAAGACAATGGGTTGACTACTATTAATACTACGGTGACTACAAATACTAACACCAATAACAATACTAATAATAATACCAACACTAATACTAATACAAATAGTAATACTAATAATAATACTAATGTAAATACGAATACAAATACGTCAACTAATAATAATAACAATGTTAATACATCAACTAACACAAATAACAACGTTAATACTTCCACATCTACAAGCAATAATACCAATACTAATAACAATGTTAATACATCTAC